AGCATTTTGAGAAGCACCAGCTCCACCACCGGCAGTATTACCATAATTAAATGGACTTCCTATTGAGCCTGTTGAAGATGCACCATAAAATCCTCCAGCTGCAGGTGTACCACCACTAAAAGTAGTATAAGTAGCTAATCCACCACTAACAAGTGCTGCACCTCCACCATTTCCACCATTACAATGTACTCCAGTAAAAGTACTATTTGAAAAGAGTTGAACTGGAATAGGGTTACCGCCTAAGTACCAATCTGTTGTACCACCCTGTCCACCACCAATTGCAGTTTCATATATAGCACTACCTGAAATATAAGATGGGAATCCTTTACTTCCATGACTGCCGCTATAATAACTACCAGTCCCATGGCCTGGAAGTAATGTACCATTATTATAATAGAATGTATTTTGTCCACCTTCACCAACTCCAACTATCAATTGAGATGTAATTGTTATACTTCCAGAAATAACTTGTCCTCCTCCGCCACCACCAGGCCATACATCATCATATAGTGTTCCAACTTCAGTAGACTTACCTCCACCTGAACCACCACCTGCTACAATTAAATACTCAATAGATAATGGTCCAAAGGTTGTTGTAGTAGATGTTGAAGTAGTACTTGTAGTTGAAGTTGAAGTAGTACTTGTAGTACTTGTAGTTGTAGTTGTTCCAGCACATGGGATATTTTGTGTTATTGCATTTGTACAAACACCTGTTGATGTTATAGTAACATTAGTTGCTAAATCATCTACAACAACAACTTTTCCAGTTATTAACTCAATTGCTGTAGCAGTTGATGGTATTACAACGCCGTAATCTGCAGTAAGATTAAAATCAGGTCCTAATGTAGCACCTAATGGAGTTCCTAATGTTAATAATATGCTTCTAGCCATTTGTTATCTTTATTTTTAGTATATAAATGAACCTGTACCATTTGTAGCTGCCAATGATGCTGATGTAAATGTGTGATATGTGTATGTACCATCGTAACTTATTATACCACCAGTTGCTTGCGAACCACTACCTAAATAAGCTATTATAGCCACACCACTACCTCCGGGTTGTGATGTAAATCCACCACCTCCACCACCACCTGTATTAGCTACACCTGGAGTACCAGGAGGGTTATTAAAAGTGTTACCTCCTTCACCACCGCCACCTGGTCCAGCTAATCCACCAGATTGCTGGGAGGTAAAAGTACCAATTGTACCACCACCGCCACCACCAGCATATCGTAAACCATTTATCCAAAGAGAACCTGAACCACCATTACCTCCTGTATCAAATGATCCTGAATCATTTCCTTTACTACCTGATGTAAGCGCTCCACCACCGCCACCTGCACCACGTTTAGGGAATTCATTATTAGAACCACCACTATTTCCTTGAAATATATCACCAAGTCCACCACCTCCTCCACCTGAACCACCGTTGTTACCTTGAATCTCATTTGTACAACCTGCTCCACCACCAATTGCAATAGAAGCTGATGGGAATGCTAATGATGAATTTTTTCCATTTTGTGGATATGTAATTCCGCCGGCACCAACTATTACATTATATGTACCAGTAGGCAATGCAATACTTCCTGAACGTAATCCACCACCACCTCCACCTCCAGCATTATCTCCACCCGATGCTCCACCTCCGCCCACTACCAAATATTGTATATTCAATACACATACAACGCCCATTGAACCATAATTACAATCAGTAGGTAGATTTAATGCATCAGATAATATAGGTCCTAATAATTGAAGTGAACATTCTCCATTTTTTAAGTTGTAATCATTAATTGCTCTTAAGTGATAATAGTTACCTCTAAATTCAACAACATCATTTAATTCTATTTTAAAATAATCAGCTAAAGGAATTATAGCTGATGCATTTAATAATTTAGTTCTAGGATTATATAAAAGGCTTACATACTCACTCCAATATTCAGAATATAAACTTTCATTAGGAACTTGTCCATAAACTGCTTCTTCATTATAAAACAAAAGGGATTTAGAACCAGTAGTAGGAAACGAACCTGTTACTACATTATAATTGTCAAAATAAGGAAATGCACTTTGTTCAAAACTTATACCACCAAAACCAGTTGAGCCACTTTCAATATAATAAGATTCACAATCTAACATCCCATTATAAAATAATAAACGTGGTTGTACCTTAGCAGGTGTGTACTATGGACTATTAATGTAAGTTGGTATGTAAATTGGTATTATCGCCATTAATTTATAATATTATAGCGGTACACAAATACTTCCATTACATACTTCAATACTTAATACTACACCATATGAATCAATTTGTGCAATTCTAAATGGTCCTGTATTTGTATTAGTTACAACATTTGAGTACGCTACCCATCCTGCATATCCACCTTGTCCATATATTGTATCACCGATTGTAAGAGAAAAGTAATCTCCATCTGCACTGGTAAGAGTTTCTATTAAATAATTTGTAGTACAATAATCTGAACATGTTCCTCTAACTGCACCATGTGTATATAAAGTTGGTGAAGCAGTAGTAGTAGTTGTAGATGATGTAGATGTACTCGTACTCGTTGATGTAGATGTACTCGTACTAGTAGAAGTAGAAGTACTAGTAGAAGTAGAAGTACTTGTTGAAGTACTTGTTGAAGTACTGGTGCTAGTAGTTGTAGTAGATGTACGATTTAATATAGTATTTATTACATCATCTAATATAGGTCCTAATAATTGTATATTACACTCACCATTTTTTAAGTTGTAATCATTTATAGCACGTAAGTGATAATAGTTACCTCTTAACTCTACAATATCATTTAACTCCATTTCAAAATAATCAGCCAATGGTATGATAGTAGATGCATTTAATAAACGAGTACGTGGGTTATATAGTAACTCAATATATTTTTCCCAATATTCTGAATATAATGTTTCAGTAGGTGATTCACCATATACAGCTTGCTCATTTAAAAATAAAAGAGATTTACTATCAGTTGTAGGGAATGAACCTGATACAACATTGTAGTTATCAAAATATGGAAATGCAGTTTGTTCAAAAGAAATTCCTCCAAAACCAGTTGAGCCACTCTCTATATAATAAGGCTCACAATCTAGCATTCCATTATAAAACAATAATCTAGGTAGTACTCTACTTGGATTATAATTCTGGTCTGAAATATAAGTTGGTATATAAATTGGTATAGTCGCCATAGTTATTTATTTTAACAGAAGAATCCAGTTGCAGCTCCTATTACCCCACTACTAAGTGGATAAATTTCTAAAGTTATAGGGTCAACAACCCTAATATAATTAGTAACAATATCAGCTCCATATTGGTCATAATACAATGTTTGTCCATTAAGAATTTGACCTGATATAGTATATACATCATAGTTTTGATATATTCCACATGCGTCTTGAGGAACACTTTGATTTGATAATTTAGCATTACCAACATAATATGCAGTTACAGTTGGATTTATACCTTGTACCGAACCAGATAAACCTGTTCCAGCTATTCGTAATAATGGAGATGATGCTAAAGTTGTTTTAACTTCAAACTTACCTTGTGAAAAGAAGTTTTGTGTATCTATATAATATTGTTTACCAAATTCTCTATTAGCCGCTTTACTAAATTGTTGAGATATATAATCAGTATCTAACGTATCACCAAAGTTTAATTCATTTACCGCTAAGTTGTTAGCTGGAATTACTTCTATCTTCTCATCTAAATTAATGTATTTATTAAAATCTCTTATCTCTCCACTCTTATACCAATTGTTAAATGTTTCAACTATGAATTCATTTTTCTTTGTTTTAGATGGATATATTACTAAGTTAAATTTCTTTTGAACTCCTTTAAGGAAATCAATTTGTTTTATACCACTAGTACCAAACGGCATATTAGCTGGAATATCCATTACTCTACCGTCAGCAACTTGTTTTACTTCTTTTATTTGTAAAAATGATTTAGTTGTTCCATTCGGGTCTAATGTTACCGTTGGTGCAGTATCTACTGCAGAATTAGGACTTTGTCTTATTTGAAAATAATAATTGCCAACAGGTATATCATCCATTATAAACTCAGTTTCCAATTGAAATGTCGTGTTAATACCACCACTCCTACTATTTTGTAATTCGTTAAAGAAATATATGTAAGATTGTATTGCCCTAGTTGAATAAACAGTTGAGCTGCCAGTTTCTATCATACGGATTTGCCATGTACCATTTGCTGATAAAGTACCAGGCATATTATTTACTGGACAGGTTACATTTATGTTTATGTTTAGTATACCTGTTAAGTTAGTTCTTTGTTTAACTTCGTATGCACCATTATTATAAAAACCCTGAGGGTCTGATAATACGTTATACCAAGGTAATGTATTATATGTTCCAGCAACAAGGACTTTATCAGTCATTCCACTACCAGATATTGCACTTACTTTTATCTTACCGTAAGTTTCTAAATCAACACCTGCAAATTCAGGATACTTTAATGAGTTATTACAAACTAAATAAACATCATCTAAAAAATTATTTTGAACAGTAATACTGCCTGACATTGATGAGTGATATTGACAATTGTAATAAAGATTAGATGGAGCGTTGTAAGGTACAGCAAAAGTTATTGTACCATTATCAGTACCATTGTTAGTAACACCATTATTGTATGCATTACTTGTACCGGTACTACTTACAGTTTTAATCCAAAAAGGATGACCCGATGCGTTAACATTAAACACAATAGTTTTACCTTCTGCTATTTCTAATGTTGGATTTGCCACTCCATTTATTAGATAGCTTCCGCTACCATTATTTGTTACAGTATATGTTGAAGGTAAAGATTCGTATGGGTCAAAGAATGAACTTGAATATGTGTATCCAGCAGAATCATATATAGCATCCCATACTGCTTTCATACGGATTGCTGGTTTAAAGTTTTGTACTGCTAGTGCACCATTCTCATCATCCATACCAAATAACTCTCTTTGACCTGATGTATATTGATATCCACTACCATAATCAGCTAATGGGTAAACAATATCACCATTAAATAAACTACCAGTCCATGAAGATGTAATATTATTATATGATGCAGTGTGATTATATACTGAAAGAGAACTTAAATCAGTTAAAAATGATTTGTTAATTTGAATACCAAATGCAGATAATGCACCATATACTGATACTTCATAGGAATCAATAAATTTGTTTGCGTAAATATTAACTTTATTAAGTTGTAAATATCCTTGTGCTAAATACAAACCATCAAAATCCAAAAAGCATGGAACTTTAACATTGGTTGAAAATGTGTCAGGATTAAGTACACTAATATCGTATACGTGTTCAAAGAACGCGTTATTCTTTTTAGTTCCTGGCAATTGTATCTGACGTGTAAAATCAGTTGGTAATACACCTAAATCAAAAAGACCTGTAACATTATCAGATAACTTAATATCTTCATCTGCAAATAGGTCTAGTATTACATCATTCGCAACTAATTTAAAAATAAAACCTTGCGTACTAGTTTGTCCCATTATATTATAAGTTTATAACTTTGTCCCCAATCAAAATCAAATTGATATTGAATTAATTTATCATTTACTCCTGTTTTAAATACAATATTATTTGTTGTAATTGTAATAGGTTTTACAAGTTCAGTTGTTGTTACACCTGCTTGGAATCCATTATCATATCCATTATTGAATCCTTCACCAATTGCGTCTTGACCATAAACCCAATATATTTCATCAGAAACTAATAATTGTTTTAATATATCATTATAATCTTCAGTAAGATACGGTGTGTTTACACTTAGAGTTTGTTTTGAATCTGTAAGATAGTTTAAGTTTGAACTATCATAGTTTTCATAACTTAATGTTGAAGCTTGCCATGAACCTAGTTGTGGCTGATATGTACGTTTAGTAGATGAGAAACTCTGACGATTAACTAAATAAAAATTAAAGTAATCAAATTGTCCATATCTATTTTTCCATTTAATTCTAACGTTTGGATATTTTTGGATACAATCTTTTTCAAATCTTATAGAACTACCTAATTTAGTTGAACCAGAAAATGCTTGTACACTAAAGAAATCTTGTGATGGATTAAGAGGCCAATCATCACACAAAACTCCAATAGGAAAATAGTTTATTTGATTTGAAGATGATACATCACCACTAATTGTGTAGTTTGCATTACCTAATGAACCTGAATAAACTAACTTTGTAATTATTGGATTACCTATATTACCACAATACGCACTTAACCAACCTACTGTATTTTCTAAAAAAGATTGTGTTACTGGTCCATCGGTCATTATCGGCCAGAAAGCTGATTTAGATACGATTTGTTGGTTGATAGGTTCTTGAAATATTGCGTACCCATCTAATGCTTTATATAATCCTGAACTTACTTTGGATGATGATACAATTACGTTTGAAGCGTTTGTAAAGTTCCAATAGAAATCAGCTTTATAATAAGTTACGTTGGAATTGTTTGCAAATGATAAATCAGTAAGAGTTGAATTAATTATTCTACTTACATCAAACATACCTACCAAACTAGTGTTAGGATACTTTGTTAATGTGTAATCCCCAACTGAACCCGATTGATTGGGTGCACCATTCCAATAGTACAAGTCTGCAAAGTATTGAAATGAGGAACTATAAACAACATTCGTATTTTCAAACACCGTAAACACCATTGGTGATTGTGCTAACGATGCCGAAGCTGGGTATTGTGTTATACTAAGTGACATAATAAAATCTTTATTCTTTATTATTTAACCAACGAAAACCGATTTGTATTTGATGGTTACCTCGCTTTAGCTCTTTCCGCACTTAAACTACGAAAAGCCCTATCCAAACCTATCTTTATTATAGGTAAGAAATCCTTCTCCATATATCCACCAATATACGCATCTATTGTTTTCTTTAAAAGAGGGTCTTGTGATGCTTTCTGAGCGAATGGTCTTGGTTTACCCGCACCAACGCCTGTACCATTACCCTTCTCTACAAATACACCATACTCTGCTCCCGAAGGTGCATATTGTAAGGATACATTAAATGATGGTTCTGGAATTTTTAATTTTGTTTTACTTCTAGCCTGCTTTGATGTAATCATTCGGCTAGGTGTATTGTAAGACCCAATAGTTTTATATAAGTTACCTGTCTTATACGCAGGTTTCCAAGGCCCACTCACCATATATAGTTGGGCTAAGGATGTGAATGTTTTGGCTACTTCTTCTAATTCTTTCATTAATCAGCTAATAAATTATATAAACATCTTGGTCTATCGTTATGAGTAGTAAGGTCAAAGGTTGCTACCCATCCACCCAATCCGTTGTCAAATTTATCCTTAAATGCATCACACCTTATAGTACCATCAATATCGAAATTGGAGGTGGCATATTGAGTGTATGATACCAAGTCATTGATTATAGATAGGGTATTAGCGTGTATATCAACTGTGTCATCAGTACCATAAAAAGGTATTGTTTGTTTATTATATACACCCGTTGATTCGTTGTTCTTTAATTTAATCTTATCAGCAATTGTAAGCTGACAAGTATATACAGTTTGAGAGCCATCAAATACTGCATTAGTAATTAAAATATTACCTAATGGATATTGAGGAAACTCTTTATCATCTATTTCAAAGATATCACCTTGCGTTGCACTTTCAATAGAAGGATGATTACTCATTATTGTTTCAAAGTAATCCAACACATTATAGTACAATGAATAGTTTGTACCGGTATTATTTACTATGTTTGCCATATTATTATAATTGGATACCTCCGAAGTATTGATTAGTAAAATCAGGGAATACCTGTGTTAAATTACCAACACTTTCAAGGTATTGTGGTATTTCGTTAGAGTATGCCACTAAATAGTTTTGTAGTCTTGTTGCGTAGAAATCAGCAGAGTTCATACACTTTTGTAATAGGTAATCTATTTCATTCTTACCAGGAGCTATTGATTGTTCTGATTGATGTTTTACAGCTCCTTCTGATTTGAATTGTACTGCGGAAAATGGTACATACTCCACACAACTATACCATATTAGGGTTGGTTTGATGTGGTCATTGATTAGGTCTTGGTAAAATACTGATAATGTACTTACTGTCCCAGCCTCAATACGTGCTTGTAGAAAAGCAAATAATACCGTACCCAATAGGTTTAGCATGTATTTATCTTGCGCTGTTCTCACAAAGGGTAACAGTCTATCTGCATCTATTGCACCCTGTAAAGGTGAATTCTTAATAATATCGTTTCTGCTTACAAATAGTGCGTAGCTCATTTCTTATAATTTATATGTTTCATAGTTCTTAGAGAAGTTAGGATTAGATTTTGAATAATCCATTAAAGTTTCTTCTTCCATATTAGTATCAACCGCTCCCTCATCTTCAATAGTTGAAGGATTTTCCATTTGCTTATCAGTTTCTTCAGCTACTTCATCTACTGTTTGTCCTGTTTCTTCTGCTTGTTCTGCTAAGATAGCCAATGGAGTTAATTGTTCAAAGTATAATTCAGTATCATCGTATCCACCTTCAGATAACGCAGTAGTTATAAAATTAATTACTAAGTTTTGGAATGGATTAATTGTCATTGTTTGTAAGATAGAGAATGCTGTTTTCATTTCCTCTGATTGAGAACTGAAACCATTAGCTACAGTTCTGATACCAAACAATAATGGAGATGTTACTCTATGTCCAACTAAGATTCTATCTTGTGCGTATTCAGCAACATATTTGTATTTGTCGTGTAGGTTATCTATGTTGATTGTTTCTAAGGTAGGTCTTCTTTCAGCATCATCGTTAAATGAAATCATAAATCTACCAGCGTTTCTAGTGCCTGTAAACTTCTGCTCAATCATTGATTCTATTACTTGTCTTTCTTCAGGAGCTGGAATACCATTGTTCATATTAACCATTACCAACGGCATAAACCCATTCTCAATATTGTTTAAGTGAAGATTACTTAATTCAGCTTCAACAAATGCAAATTGTAAACCTGGCATCCAATCAGGTAAACTATAATAGTATTTACCAGGAGAATAGTTCTTAATATAAAGTAACTCCATCTTTTCATCAGATGTTCCGAATGCAGGTATTTTCTTTTTAGCTCTTTGTGCTTTTTGGTCAGCCCAATCAGTACAATAGTAATAGTTTTCCACTTGAGGATTATCGTATATCTTTTCAGCACGAATTGTTTGAATTGGAGTATGATAAAATTTAACTACTTTAGTATGACTATCATCCCAATATACTTGGAATGCAGAGTTACCATATAATTTCAAATCAAATATAACTCTTTTTAATTCTTCTTGTGGAATTAGTTTACTTAATACATTCTGAAATGCCACATCTTTAGAGTACAATCCTTTACCAAATATTAAATCGGCAATACCTTCGATACAAGCTGCATTAGTTGTAGAAGTTGTATAACTATCCGTTATGTTTTGGAAGTAATCATCAGGTGTTATAATACCAACAGGCACCCACGAATAGCGTGTTTTAGTATCCTCTACTACGATAGGTATTTCTTGCGATGTTAGGTTTACTACTGAGAAACTTTGTTTTTCTTTCATTGTTATTGCATTATAATATAATCGTTATCAGTTAGGTTACTAATATATCTTTGTTCAACACCTAATTGATTTTCATAAGCCGCTTTATCTATTGATTGTGAAGCAAATACTGAAATAGAACCATCCCATATTGATGAGGTTGTATCAGTTATAAATGCTCTATATTGGTCACCAGTTTTTGCGCCTGAAATAGATGCAGTCCAATTAAGGATACCCTCATATGCTTGATATGTGTAAGGTCTGCCTGATGCACTTATTGATGAAGTTGTATTCTCCAATGTAAGCATGTTCTGCAGATTGAGTTTAAGCTGTGATGAGCCGGTTGGAGCTATTCTAAATGAGTAGTTATTGCTTCCAGAAATGTAATAAGCTAGCATTAGGTTGTACTTAAATTGTTTTATCTATACATTTAACAATCATATGTAACAAAGTAGTGAAATCTATTAATGCTACTTTACCCCCTACATAAACAATTGAGAAGTGAATTCTTTCCAATATTCACTAAGTAGCATGTTATAAGCTCAACTTGCTATGTATTTGACATAAAAAATAACTAAGTCTGAAGTTTTGAGTACCATCTATATCTGCCATATGGCATATGGCATAAAAAAAGGGAGAACCTAGTCTCCCTTTAATATCTTTAAGTGTATTACCGATTAGTTCGTACCATTCACTATTGTTGGTGGGTTTGTCACAGCTCCAAATGGTGAACCAAATGTTGAGCCAGAGATAAACGATGCTGGAAACTGCTCTTGTCCAGTGAAAGTTACAGAATAACCATAAAGGTCTCCCATAGCTGCACCAGTCTGAATAGTACCTCCAGTTACATCTGCACCTTCTCTTTGTCCTATTAATAGAGTATCTCCATTCATAGTGTGTACAAAGATTTGAGGTCTTCCGTAAGCCATCAACTTTAATTGAGTAGTCATCTCATTTGTCAACTTCTTTAAGTTAAGAGTTAATTCTTGTGAAAAGAATGTAGTTCCATTTTCTCTAGAAGTGTTGACAGTTTCAGTATATGCACTTGTTCCTTTTAGGTCATAAAAGTAAGCTGTAAGACCAGATGGTAAAGATTCGATTAAATCGTCTGCTTCACCATTAG